GATTACGAATTGAAGCAATATGTTATTGACTATGACGAAATTTAGTGAACGTATTTTTTATTGCCGTTAACGTTTTGCAGCTAAACGAGGTGGCTGATTAATACCTCGAAACTTTAATACGAAGAAAAATGGATGAAAGAGACTACAAAGCTATGAACGAAGAACTGAACCAGCCATCTTGTTTAGGTGCTGTTATGAGAAGTGCTTTTGCAGTAATTCCAGATGCAGAACGCTTGGATATTGGAAGAAATAAAATTATAGCTGTATTTCAACATAGACATCAAGCCGAAGAATGGGCAAAAAGTATGTGGGAGAAATTTTATATTATTGAGGAAGTTCAGTCCGAGCATTTCTCATAACAAAGGGATATGTATACCAGTAAACATATTAAAATGAAACTAAGTAAAAAACAAAAGCAAGAATTAGCACTCAGACTGTTCGCAGTAGTGTTCGGATTCATAGCTATTATATACAGCGTGACGCTAATCAATGAAGCAAAGAGAGAACGTATCCAGCAAGAGCAAACCGACAACTTCAAAAGATCATACGCGACACCGTTCGAAAATAGTGATAGTTTGGAATTGATAAAATAATCGTATATTTAACGCGTGACAAAAGAGGAAATTGATATATTTTTTACCGAGAACATTACGCAGATTCAAAGCGTAATAGAATCGAACGCGTTTAAAAGTATCACAGCTAACGACACAAATATGCTTTCTGATATTTATACCATCTGCATACGGAAAGCAAAAAAACTGCATCAAAGTAATATCCTCGGGTTTATCGCGTTAGCTGCATCAAATCAATACAGATGGGTGAACAGCAATTATAATATAGTCAACAAGTGTATTTCGAATGATTTAACCATTCCCGACACGAAAGACGACCAACAAGAAAGCAACCATGACGTACTTTTACAACGTCTTGAATATGCACTTAATAAATACTACGCAAACGCAGAACCTCACGAGAAGCGTTTTTTTGACGCGTACGTGAATAAAAACGTACGATCTATTCGAGACATTGTAAAACATTTCAACGTAACGCACAGAGGAGCGCAAACACTAATTAAGGATTTTAAACAAAAAGTAAAACAATATGAAAGGGAAATTTAAACTAAAGGCACGAAAGCAACAAGAAGAAGTTACCGCGCCGAATTACAAAGGTATGAGCAAAAAGAAACTTTTGGAGATGCACCCCGAGCTTGACCCCGAAATGACAAAAAAAGAAATCATTAACTACTTAGAAAATGTATAAACTAAAAGTAAAAAAGGGCGAAATAGTACGCATTAAAGACGATAAGCGTACAGGAATAAACGCAACCCTAAGACACGGAGAAGAATATTCACAGGAGTATTTGAAACGAATCTATGACGCTGGATTTACAAAGTTCGTAAGTAAATCAAAACCGAAAAAAGATGAAGAAAATACTAACGATTAGCATTGTTCTTTTAGCTTCTGTATCATGCAAAAAAAGTAATCCACAACCAACAGCACAGACACAACCGAGTACGGGCGTAGTCGTATGCAACTGCGGAGAGATTACAAATATCAATCAATACGTTGCTGAATACTTTACGTACACCGTTCGGAATGAATGCACAGGAAATGATACCATAGTGAATAATTCTACATACTACGACTACGGTCTAAATATGTGTTTTCAACAACAATGGTAAGATTATTTGGATAGCAATAGCGGTAATATTTACAGCGTTTGCACTTGGTAACGCATGGCAGAACGTCATAAGAATAAAAGAAAACGCACACACCGAAAGACTGAAAACCGAAATTAAAGCGGATCAAGTCAGAGAGTATAACGAATTTCTTTCCAGCGTAAACGAGCATATGCTATCCGACCAATTAAGTAGAGAGTTTAAAATTATTACGATAGATGGCGAAGCATAAATACATAAAAGAACCCGAACTTATTTGGGAGTATTTCCAAGCGTATCAAAAGAACGTAAAGGATAACCCACGAATGAAAGTAGAGTACGTTGGTAAGGACGGTGAAAGAGTTAACACACCTATTGAACGACCTTTGATTATAGAGGGTTTTTTCTCGTATTGTCGAGAGCATTACAGCGTTGAAATGCATCACTACTGGTTTAATACAGATGGAGCGTATGATGATTATTGTAGTATCATTACGCGCGTAAAGGAGGAAATAAGAGCAGAACAGATAGACGGAGGACTAACAGGAAGCTACAACAGTAATCTAACGGCACGCGTCACGGGATTAGTTGACAAGAAAGAAAACGAGATCAAAGGGGGGTTAAATATCCCGCCACTTCCTGACATTGGTGAGCGATAACAAATTCTTATACACAAAGGCGTACTTTAAAATACGCGACTTAATCCTCAACAATCTAAACGAGGACGTTTTTGTAATTCGTGGCGGGCAAGGAGCAAGTAAAACCGTGTCAATAGTTCAGCTTATAATTCAGTCGTTACTCGGTAGCGAAAAGGAAGCTACTATTTTAAGCAGTGAACTTTCAAAGATGAAGCGTACCGTAATACGTGATTATACGAAAATATGCAAGGACTGGGGAGTTATTCAAAACATTCAAGACTTCAACCGTTCGGAATCAAAACACGAGTACGCAAATGGTTCTTATTTAGATTTTTTAGGAGCAGACGTTAATGATGTTGGTAAGGGATTCCGTAGAGATATTCTGTACATCAACGAAGCGGACAAAATGGATATTGATACAGCGGTTCAGTTTATCTCACGTGCAAAAATCACTATTATTGACTATAACCCCGATAAGCTATTTTGGGGTGATGACTACATAAACGAAAACAACTTTCTAACGCTTACCTTTGAGGATAACGAGTATCTGCCAGCGTCCGAGGTTAAGAGTATCCGAGACTATAAAAAGAAGGGATTCCACGACCCTACATTGCCGTTTGAGAAGCTATTTAAAGAGGATAACATCAAGTCGAAATATTGGGCGAATAAGTGGCGCGTATACGGTTTGGGAATGGTTGGAGCGTTAGATGGGGTTGTATTCGAGAATTGGACTACGTGCAAGGATATACCACCGCACGCACGTTTAATGGGGTACGGTTTAGATTATGGCTATCGTAACGACCCCACAGCGGTGACGGCTATTTATTACGCTGACAATACATGGTATCTGGATGAGTTGATCTATGAAACTGGACTTTTGAATAGAGCCATTTCAGATAAAATGGAACGAATAGGGTGCGACAAGTACACAACGATAACAGGAGATAGCGCAGAGATGAAGTCAAACGCAGAGTTAAGAACATACGGTTGGAGGGTTCAAGATGCAAAGAAGGGCGCGGATAGTATCGTTTTCGGCGTGTCACGTATGCAAGAATTGAACATAGTAATTACTGAAAGGTCTACCAATATTATCAATGAGTTCGCTAAATACACATGGGCGGTTGACAAGAATAATGTGAGCCTAAACAAACCGATTGACAATTTCAACCATGCGATTGACGGGATTCGCTACTACTTCCAAACGAATACGAGCGACCCCGACCAACCAAGGCTAGTTATATGAGAATCCCAAGAAAGACATATCGAAATTCCTAGTAACAGCCATTAGAAAAAATACATATAGTAATAGATGGCAACAAAACAGGACGTTTGGCGAAGGTTAGGAACTGCAACGAGGGTGCTTAATACCGAGTTAAAAAAGGAAATAATACGCCAAAAAGCCATTGACACAGGACGTATGCGAAACGTCTCGAAGATTGTAAAACTACGATGGGATGACATAGACGACGATATTAGCCTTAAAATTTCATCAACGGAATATTATAAATTTGTAGATGAAAGGAAGGCACGTAAATGGAAAGGTGGCAGAGTACCTAGAAATATTACAAAGGCATTCATGGCTCGTCCGAAAGTGGTAGAGCAGTTAGAGAAAGTAGTAGCGACAATATTTGAGTATAGAATAGACGAACAATTTAAGTAATGGCAATAACCGTAATAGATAGCCCGCAAGCATTAACCCCCGCATACAATCCTATGTATTGGTATTTTGATAGCACCAATAAGACAGAGGAGGGTTTCCGTTATATCGTCGATGTTGTAGAGGATGCTAGCAGCGATGTGATAGTAACGTATAAATTAAAACCTATTCCCGTTAGTGGATACGGTGAGGTTGATATTCGAAAGATTATACAGTCCACTATGTTTAATGACTTCCAAACCTCGAAAGTATACAACCCAGACGGACATCAAACCAAGTACCGTGTAAATGTAGCGGAAGAGTACTTTGTAAATGTAGCGTTTACAGATTACGGTTTTGCGGGTTCGGGCACATGGCCAAACGTATCAGACCCCTCGGTTAACCCTAGTGGAATATCCCGAACAATGTTATCTCACGGAGCAACAAACCCAGGCTTTAGTGCGGGAGATGTTGTAAATGTGGCGCAAGCAGATACCCCAGCTTTTAGAAATGAATTAGAAGGTATTCATACGGTACTCGATGTATTTTTAGATACGGGAGTATATTACACGGTGTTCGATCTAACTTGGATAGGTTCGGGCGCAACTTCTGCGGGTGTTGTAACCTATGCAGACGGTTTAAAAAGTGTTTTTCCAGCTTTATTGGGCGCACCTTTCAAAGCGTTTAAAGGCGCACTAGGTTTCATTAACTTTAGCACATACGATTATTCAAACTATCAATTAAACGGGAGCGGTAAACAATTCCTAACAACCCTACCGAATGAGGCTAGAATCTCTCGTAATATGCCTACGTGGTTCGCTGGGGACGTTTTATCCGCTTCGAATTATTACGTTGTGTTTATTGTTGACTTGGTGTCTTATCGCTACTCACTATCTAGTCTTACAGATATTGTAAGCATAAACATACTTCCAAGCGATGCAACTATCGAAGATACTTTTAGCGGTGGATCATGGATTCCATTTGCGGGCGGATTGGATTTGTCAACGGTAGATAGTTACACGGTATCTGTTCAACAGATTTCGGGGATTGTTGGAGTGATTAAAAGCGAAATAAAAACAGTTAATTTATATGGTGAATGTGACCTATATACCACTTACGATATTTGTTTTTTAGATCGTTTGAGTAGTTGGGTTACCATACCATTTAACAAAGGCGACTATCTAACGCAAACAGTAAACCGCCAAAACATACAAACGAAATACGGAACGGTTACGGATGACGCTTGGGGATACGAAACAACAGATAAGGGCGTACAGTCTTACGATGTTAACGAGAGTATTTCTTACAAGGTTTCCACTGGAATATTAAGTGAAACGGAATCGCAATATATGAGGGAGCTACTAAGCACCCCACAGGCTTATGTATCTATTAACGGGGGGGACTGGCAAGCGATTGAGATACTAAGCACTTCCCAACCATTACACAAGAAACGCACGCAAAGAAATAGAAAGGTTTCTATTGAGTTTAGAATGTCAGTACAAGATGAAGTAAATGGATAGCACTAGAATACAATTATCAACAGGGTTTTTAACGCTTCCAAAGGGTACGGACTTCCCTATTACTTTGTCGGTTAAGGAGATTACATCGCAAGGCAAACGCTCTGGAGGATTCTCGAAAGTTATAGAGATAGACGGCACAGAGAACAATACGACGCTATTAGGTTCGTACTTTGACATAGACCTATCTAACAATAAATTTGACCGTAACAAAAAAACGATTTGCTCCGTTATTCAAAATGGAGTAGAAAACTTTGAGGGGTTTATTCAGCTTAAAGAGGTTATTCGCGTCAATGAGAACCGAGCGACCAACGGCAAGCGATTGAAATATAAGATAGTTGTGTTCGATCAGGTTTCCAATTTCTTTAATAAGATGGGAGACAAGGAACTTACGGACTTATCATTTCCCGAGTTATCGCATACGTTTAACCGTACAAATATCATTGCTTCATGGAGTAATACCGAAGGGTACACATATCCACAATACGCAAAGCAAGATAATATTTACACGCTTAGAGATTTCAAGCCTGCAATATACGAGTGGGAATATTGGAAGAAAATATTTGCGTCAAACGGTTACAGCTTTACGTTCGACCAATATGACGAAAGCACACTGCAAATAGACAAGCGTATTATACCGTACAACGGTAAAAATGGAGATGATAGTATCAGCCAATTTCTCAAACAGTCGTACACGGTTCGCGGTACTTTGGCTAGTGATACGTATTTGATTGACGAAACACAAATGCCTACATATCCATTTGGATGGATACCAGTACTAGACTTCACGAGCGCAAACGCAATAAACGACTATTGTCTAAATGCTGGAAGTAAAGTAGTTCTTGATACTATTTTAGAAGATCCTCAAAGCCAATACGATGTTCTTACAGGGGAGTTAACAAACCTAGGAGGACAAGGTAGAACATTCCAAATACTCACTTCGTACGATTATGACATAGACGTAAGAGCAAAGGACGACGTGGGTACGGTTGTTTCGTGGGAAGTTGATAACACACTAGGAGGTATATCTGGATGCGAGGTTAAAATAACGCTAGTAGCGCAAAGCACAACGGACAACACAAAGACGGCATACATTGACGCTGGTACAACGGTTGTGAATTTTACTAACGGAGGTACATACACTTACGCTTCTGGATGGCAATCACTAGGAAGTGGAACAAACGCATCATTTGCAAACCTAGGTATATTTGACGCAAACGAAAAGTTTGATGTTCACGCGGTTGTAATGGGTAGATATTTCAATTTTTCAGGCGCAATAATGGACACATTTACGGGGGGTTTTTCATCCATTGTAAGCCTTGATACTTCTTCCTTGCTAGTTAATGTTCCTTGTAAATTTGTAGACCAAGCAACGGGAGAAGATGTGAGACTAGAGTTCGATATAAGCATAACGAATTTAGAGTTTAAGGCAGTCCCCGATATTACGGAGTTAGTCAAAAATTCAGCGGTAGACATTGATAAGTTTATTCCAAAAGGAATAAAGCAACGCGACCTTGTTAGCGCGGTTATGAAAACGTATAATTTGTATCCTGTTCCTGACCCCGATAACGAGCGTAACATAATTGTAAAGACTAGGGATAAGTATTACGATGACGGGCAGTTATGGGATTGGACTGACAAGTTACAAGAAGCACAACCTAATAGTATCACATTCCTAAACAACGAGGTTAAACGAGACCAAGTATTTAAGTACAAAGAAGGTAAGGACACGATAAACGAAGCGTATCAAAATGAGTTTACAGATACTTACGGAGAGAGTTTAATAGTTTTAGATAACGAGTACACGGTTGGAACTGATGTTAACCAAGTGATGTATTCTCCTACGCCATCCGTTCAGTCGGGATTAGGTTTCCCATTGCCGTCAATTAACGGTATAAACCCCGAAGGGAATCTCCGTGTTTTACTTCATAACGGTCTAGGAACGATATACCAATATCCATTCTATGACGACATTGTAACAAATGCGTCCGAACTCGCTTTCATTTCAGAGTACAACATGACCTCAATGTTTGACAGTGATTTTACGCCAAACTTTTCGATTTGCTTTAATGCGCCAAAGGTTATATTTCACGCTTTCCAAGCTGGACAAACCTCGAATTATATATACAACTTACACCACCAACGCGAAACGACAACGATAAACCAAGGGAGTAGACTAAGCGCGTATTTTGATTTGACTGAGTTAGATTTTCAGAAACTTTCAACGAGGTTAGATTGGAGTATTTATATAAAAGATAACGGATACTTTTATATTGAGAAAGTCCATAACTACAACGCAACGAAGCGAACGTTAACAAAGGTAGATTTAATTACAGCGGACGAAAAAAGCGGACTTAAAGTATTAAATCCACAACCACCAATTAAGCCGAATATACTTTATGATGACGTTGTGACGGACTTTTATACCGATGTAGCAGACGATACAAATATAGTAATAGGCAGCGGGCAAGTACAGATACAGGGAGCGTATAATTTTGTGACGGGTGACAACGTGTTTATCCAAGGTAATCAGAACACGGTAAACGCTAACGGTGCGAAAGTTATGGGGGATAATAATACTATTCCTTCAGGGTTTTCTAAAACGACGATAATCGGGAATGAAACAACAGTAGAGAAAGCAGGCTTAAATATTGACTATCCATTCGGGCAATATAATACAGAGGATGTAAACGATATAAGAACATCTACCACTTCTACGTCAGGGTATAATGCCAACGATCCGACTACAACGCTTTACGAATTGGGAGTGTCGGATATTCCAGAGGGAAAATATAGGTTTGCCGTTAGTGCGATATATACTAATAATAGAGGAACCGCGCTTTCAATGTTGGGAATGTATGTTGACGGCGTGAAAATTAAAGAGGTTGAAATAAGAGAGCGTAAAGATGCTGATGAACAAATGAGATATAGTGAGTTTGGGTACGTTACATTTACTGAGACTTCATCTTTTAATATAGAGATAAGAGGGGCGGTATCCGCAGGAAATGCAACCCTCGAAATATTACAGGCATCTTGTGAATATTGGAAAGTAAAATGATAGTATTACAAATAACAAAAGAAATTAACTCTACGACTTTAATTAAAGAAATTGAAGCGGAAGAAGTAGAAATAGTTAGTATTACTTCTATTGGGTACTCGTATACATTTAACGGGGTGAATATTGAAGATGAACCTATTATACTTCAGGTAATTAATGATCATGACGCTAACGATTTTATAACTATTCAGGCGCCTGAATACAAACACAGGCGGGATGATGCTAGAGAAATGATCGATTCACTTTCAGCAGAGTTATTGCAAAATACTGATAACGGAGTACCAAGAGCGGTAAATCAAGAAATTGAACAGGCGTACTTACCGTTAATTATAATGTTGGGGAGTACAGGATGGTGGAAGACTGCAAAGGAATACGCAGAAGCTGTAGTAGTTACTGAAAATAATAATCCAGCAGGATACGTAACACAGGATTTTAAAGATAGGATAATAAGTATTATTGATGCTTATATTTTAGAAAACTACCCAAATTAAAGCCATGGCAGAGCAAATAGATATTAAACTAAACATTCAAGGCGATAGTATTAAAGCCTTTCGAGAGGAGTTAAAAAAGACCAAACAGGAACTTGATAACACCACCGACCCAAAGAAAGCAGAGAAATTATCAAAGTCTTTTGAGGAAGGCAAAAGTAAGCTAGTAGACTACAATAAACAACTTCGAGATACTAAGAAAGCAACAGATAGCGCGGTAAAATCTAATAGGGATTTAGACGCTACATTCGAGGAAGCATACAAAGGCGTGAAACCTTTATCTTCACGACTAGGGGAGTTAGAGGATAGGATGTACGAAATGGCTTTGGCGGGCGAAGCAAATTCAGACGAGTTCCGAATGCTGCAAAAGGAAGCGGTTCGAATGCGTAAAACCATTATCGAGGTTGATAAGCAAGTAGATATATTAGCGGACAATCAAGGATTCTCGGTATTCGGTGACGGTTTGGCAGACGTTGGAACGTCATTAATGCGACTAGACTTTGAGACAGCAAGTAAACAAGCGGGAAGCCTTGCGAACGCAGCTGGTAACATTTCTTTCGGTTCGGCTATTAAATCCATCAAACAACTAGGTAGCGTGTTCCTAAATTTAGGCAAGGCACTTTTAACAAATCCTTTGTTTTTGATTGCCGCTATCGTATTCGCAATAATTGCCGCGATAGTTAAACTAATGGACGAGTTAGGATTTCTTACCGCAATATTCGAAGCAATCGGAGACGCTATTGGCTGGGTAGTTCAACAGTTAAAAGACTTCTTGGATTGGCTAGGTCTTACCAATTACGCAGAACAAGACGCGGCGGAAGCAAGCGCAAAAGCAGCAGAGAAACGCGCTAGAGCATACGAGGAAGCAACATCACGAATAACAGCCGCACTAGATCACGAGATTCGGATGGCTGAACTTTCTGGGAAAGACACGGAAGCACTAGAGCGTAAAAAAGTTAAAAGGCTACGAGACACCAACGAAGCGCAGTTAGAAGCATTAAAAGAACGATATAAAGCAGAGAAGATAAAAGGCGATTTAGACTATAAAGAAATGGTCGCCCTTGCTAAATCAGTACGTGATAAAAGAGCCGAATATAAACAATCACTTCGTGATGTTCAATACTTCAACGCGCAAACAGAAAAGGAGCGCTCGGACGCTATCGAAAAGCAAAAGGAGCAAGCAGCCGAAGAACTTGCACAACTTAAAGCAGACCGTAAACAACGCTTTGAAGATTACAAAGCATACCGTGACACTCGTATTGAGATTGAACGCGAAATCCAAGATGAGGAACTCGCTTTAATGGCTGATGGTTTCGATAAGCAACAGAAGGAGATACAACTAAACTACGATAGACTTATCGAAGATGCTAAACTAAACGAGGAACTCACCCAAAGTGAAAGAGCGCGTTTAATTGAGTTGTATGGAAGTCAAAGAATACAAGCAGAGCAGAAGGTGCAAGCAGAGATTTTGCAAGCGGAAAAAGATCGTATAGAAAAAAGCGAAGCAGACCAACAAGCGGAAGCTATTCGGATGCAGGAGTTCTACGCAAAACAAGACGCCCTCGCTATTGAAATGATGGATGAAGGCTACGAGAAAGAGAAAGCAATAAGAACGGCACAGTTTGAAGATAAGTTAGCACGATTGCAAGAGGAGGGATTGTTGACTAATGAAATTGAAAAGCAACTGCGTCAACAGTTGCAAGATGATTTACTAGCCATAGACAAAAAGGCACTAGATGAAAAGAAAGCGTTAAGCGATAGGGAGAAAAAAGAATCTAAAGACCTAGCAGAAGCTAAAGCAAAAATGGCAATAGACGGCATTAAACTCGCTTCAGGTGTGGCTGAATTGTTCGCAGATAGAAGTAGCAAGGCTGCGGAGGTTGCTTTCAACGTTAACAAGGCGGCAAGTATTGCACAGGCTACAATGGACGGATACAAGGCAGTGTTAAGTACATACGCAAACGCTCCCGGTGGTCCTGTTCTAAAAGGTATCCAAGCGGGTATAGCTGGAGGTTTTGCAGCGTTACAAATCGCGAACATCGCAAAGTCAAAATTTAACGCGGGTGGCACGGCTTCATCATTTACAAGTGGTGGTGGTGCAACGTCAACACCTGCGGCATCGTTTGGTTCAGTTCAGCAAGCAGAGCAAACACCTACAATGAATATCAACGAAGGGATAAACCAAAACGCGGGAGGTAGCACAATGCGTGAAAAGGTTATGGTTGTGGACTATACAGATATACAAAACAAAGGCAATGAGTTGGTTCAAGTCGAAAATAGTTTTACCTTAGCATAAAAAAAAATGATAACATTCACCCACGAAGGAAAGGAGTATAATTTTCGTAATGACGAGAGTGAAATAACTCTTTTGGAACTTGCGAAAGTATCCGATATAATGAATACCATTGACGCATATTTGGAGCGTTGGATTTTGGTTATTGACTTGCTAGGAGATAAAGGTTTATCCGATGTAATAGACGAGGACGGACTAATTTCAATAGTCGAAAATTCCAACTTTACAAACGTTAAAAACGAAGTGCCAGAGGTTGTAAATGTTAACGGTAGAGAATACACCACCAACGTTGTTAACGGCACATTGAAATTATCGGGTAAAGATTTGTCAATGATTGAACGTGCCGCTAAAAAGGGAGGAGCTTGGGCGGTTCATGCGTTTGCTATTTGTTACAAAGATTCAGACCTAACGGCAACTGAACACTATACAAGCGCACATATTGAACACAAGGCAGATTTATTCGGTAAGCACCTAACAGCAAAAGAGGGCGCACCTGTATTCTTTCAGCTTCAAACCAAACTAGCCGAACACATTCAACGCATAGCTAATGCTCACGCTAAGCCAGTATAGGGACATAAACGCACTAACCGAAGGCGGTGTATTTGATAAGATGATACATACTATTTCGATAGTTAGATCATTGGATGAATACGAGGTTCAGAATTGGGATAGCACGAAGATAGTCGAGGAATACAAACGTATTGAGCCACATACACAAGTATCGGAGCGTTACAGTAATAAGATAGCCATTCAAGATATTGAGTTAACGCTAATAAACTTTGAAGCGTTGACGCTTGGGCAGTGGATAGATTTAGAAGCGTTCGTTTCTAATGACTACATAGGCAACCTGCATTTGATTTCATCAATCATTTACTTGCGGCATAGTGGTGGCGGTTTGTACTCGGATGAATGGGAGAAATACGGAAACGTAAACATTCACAATAGAGCCGAATTAGTAGACCAACTCCCCGCAAAAGATGTGCTAGGAGCGTGCGCTAAATACTTGAAATTTAGAAAGAATCTATTTGAATCGTATGAACTATTTAACGACCCTCACGAAGATGTAGACCCCGACGAATTAGACGCGGAGGAATTGGAGATATACAAGAAAGAAAAAGCAGAGCGTGAGAAGGGCGCAAGTAACCAATGGGAGAGAATGCTAAACCTACTTTCGAATAATGACTTCACTAAATTTGATAGCGTACTAAACCAAAACCTATTCATATCACTCAATCAAGTGAGCTACCTAAAACGTAACAGTTAGCAAAAAAATACATATAGTATTGAATGGATAAACTCGCTACTTATTACGTCACGTTAAAGCCTATCAAAGAAGGGCGACCAATGGCAAGCGGACTAGGGAACATTGCGTATGTTTCCGACCCCGCAGTAGAAGAAATTGGAATATATCTAAACGCTCACGACCCGCGTATAGTAGCGGATGAGAATACTCAAAAACATATACTTGAATACTTAAAAGGGTGCGGTACTGAAAAGCCTTCACACTGGAAAGAAGTATCCGAAGAAGAATATTTGCAAAACGTTAGCGTTGAGATGAATCAACCAACGGACGCGGAATCATTCAACGATGTTACCAATAAAGACGGTACAGGGCAGTGGTTAGTTCGTTATGAGTATACTGGCCCGAAAGACGACAAGAACCGTTCTTTTTGTGCGGAGGTGCTAGGACTTAGCAGAATATATACAGAGGAAGAAATTAAGAACGGGCTATCAAATCCAGAGTTCGGAAACTACTCTATTTGGGATTACAAAGGCTCGTACGGTTGCCGTCATTTTTGGAAGCGAAAGATTTACTTTGAGGACTATGAAGATAATGAGGTTCGCAAGGTTGGACGCGTTCCACAAGTAGAAAGATTCCTAGACGACAAAGACGCTCGCACACTTAACGCATATCTATCGAGCAATGAGAAGATGCAAGTTTGTGCGCCCTTATTGATTCCAGATAAAGACATATTTAGAAGCGATGAAATAGGGCGTTATAATATGCGGTTCAGTTCAGACACTATCGTTGAACTTCGTAGTATGGCAAACGATAAGGGCGTACTAAAAAAAACAGACCTTTTCAAAGATACCCACAGGGGCGGTGTTGCACCTAGTCACGTAGTTGATGAATGGATAACTGAAAGCCCACAAGATAAAGCCTATACAGAATACGGCTTCGATATTAACCGTTGCCCCGTTGGTACATGGTTTGTGTTGTCGCAAGTTACAGATAAGGAGTATTGGGAAAAGGAAATAAAAGGCAATAAAAAGCACGCTTACAGTATTGAAGCGTTAATGAATCTCACAATTATAAAAATGTCAAAAATGGAGAAAGAACAAATTGTTTTGCCTGATGGTGAGCATCTTATTGACGGCACTGTTTATATCGTAAAAGATGGAGCAGTAATCGAAAAGAAGGAAGTAACCGACGAGCAAGAACAAGTTATCGAAGAAGTAGCGGAAGAAGCTGCAAAAAAAGAAGGTTTGGAAGAAGAAAAACCGAAAGAAGAAATGGCAAGCGAAGAACCGAAAGCCAAAGAACCGAAAGAGGAAATGGCAGAAGTTCCAGCAACCGAAGAAGCACCAGAAGAAGATAAAATTGCAAAATTGGAAGCTGCGCAAGAGCAACTAATGGAGGAAATTGCAAAATTAAAGAGCGCAGTTGAAACACCAAAAGAAGAAGAAGTAACGGTTGAAATGTCAGACAACCGACCAATATGGAAAAGAATCTCTGACGGAATCGAAGGAATAAACAAAAATAAATAGAAATGTCATCAGTAAACGATTTGAGAGTTGAAATTGGGGGAACATCTTTCCACCTTTCAAAACAAGATTTTGAAGAAGCAAAAAAAGGTATTGCACGAACGCAAGTAGATGCGGAAGGCAAGGAGATTGAAATGGCTATGACCGTAGACGCTACGGCAGAGTACACGACAAACGCAAAGGAGTATTTCCGTAAAGCAATGATTGGCGAGGAGCGCACACGTTCTAAGTTCCGTTCTTTGTTGGGAGTAAAAGACCGTGTTAAGTTAGGAGGTTTAACAACGTCTGCAACTGCAATCAAAGCGGGTGCGACTGCGTTCGATCCAGACAACACTACAGCGGTTCAAAAGACTTACGAGGTTAAGCCTTTGATGTATGGAACTACTGTAAATATTAGCGAATTGGAGCAGGCGTTTATGTCTGACCAACTTGCGAAAGGTTCGAATAACTTCTCTGATAAGTTCGAATTTATGAACTTTTTCTACTCTGAATTGGAGAGCGAAGTAACCGAGCAAATGGAAGAAATTACATTTACTGGAACGGTAGCCGCTAACGGAGTAGATGGATTAGAGACTTTGATCGCAGCAGATGCTTCGGTATTAGTTCCAACAGTTGGAAACGGTGGCGTTGCTTCTGCAATCACAGACGCTAACGTAATCGACAAATTGAAACAAGCTCGTAACGTTATTGGAAAAGCAGTTCGACGTAAATCGGATTTCGTTTATATCGTATCTACTAACGTTTACGATGCTTTAGCGGATGCGGTTTCAGATAACAAGGCAAGCGGTTTGTACTACATTGAAGGAGATGTTTTAAAATTCCAAGGTACAGATGTTTACAAAGCAGACGGAGCGAGCGATGATACTATCATTTGCACTTATTGGAGCAACTTGCTAAACATTCAAGACTTAATGGATGAGGAACTAGGATTCAACATTGTTGACTTCATGAAAACAACACTTGACCGTAAGATTGGTGTACGTGTTGACTTTAAATTCCAACCTTCGTACGTTAACTCTGAGGAGATTTACGCTCACTTATTTGCAGCGTAAGAGATAGCGGGGAGGGGGTAACTTCTCCCCTATTTTTAATCATTAAAAACACACAATATGGCAACTTGTAATACACTTGTTGGCGTTCCAAATGACTGCGGGGATAACAACCTTGGTGCGATGAAACGCACTTTAGTAGCAGACTTTGAGGATGTAACAGGGATAACAGTAACAGACACAGCCGACCCTGATACAGATGGGCAGATTTCAGCCGTAACAATGGCAAGCGCAACAAAATTCGAGGATTTCCGTTTCCCTAAAGATACGTCTATGTTCTCACAAGAATGGGTTGGGGATTTAGTAGCAGACACACACAGCTATTCGCAGACCGTTGAAATGGGATTCCGTAGAATTGACCTGCGCAAACGTAACGCTATTATGTTAATGGCAGAAGGTCGCAGAAATTTAATTGCTTTCTGTCAAGATTTTAACGACGATTGGTGGGCGTTAGGTACTGACCAAGGTTTGAGACTAAACGCAAATCCAGCAACATCAAACAATACACGTTCAGCGGGGCAAGCGTACCCAGTGACGTTATTTGCAGAGAATGAGCGTTACCAATGGTATAAGGTAGACCCTACTATTATTGACGCGCTATTGATTGCAGCACCTTAA